TTGAATTAGAAATAGGTGGATATGTTATAGATAAACAATATGGTGAATGGATGGAAATATGGTCAGAATTATCACAAACAGCAGAAAAAAAACCTGGTTATAGTGAAATGATTGGAAAAAAAGAAGCAGGATCATTTAAATACAATACATTTGCAGATACACTTGAATTAATTATACCATTAAATTTATATTTTTCAAGAAATTTTGGATTAGCATTACCATTAGTTGCTTTATACAATAATGAAATATTTTTAAATATTAAGTGGCGAGATTTTGATTCATGTTGGATTTGTAATAAACACGGTAAAAAGCCTCCATATGTTCCTAAATTTTATGCTTGTTTATATGTTGATTATATTTTTTTAGATTTATTTGAAAGACAAAAATTTGCAAGTGAAAATCATTTATATTTAATTGAACAAGTTCAATTTAATAATGAAACATATTTTGCAAAAAATACATCATCACCTATTGTTGATTTACAATTAAATCATCCAGTTAAAGAAATAGTTTGGGTTTTACAAAGAACAGATATAAATAAAAGATCTAATGAAAATGATCACAGTAATGCAGATTTTAGTTATGGAAATGATTGGTTTAACTATTCATGTTTTAAATCTAGAACAAAAAATACAATTATTGATCCATTTGAGACAGCATATTTATTATTAAATGGACAAAATAGATCAATAGAATTTCCAGCAGCATATTATAGATTATATCAAACATATTTATATCATACAAAAACTCCATCTAATTATATATATTGTTATTCTTTTGCACTTCAGCCAGAAGAACATCAACCAACAGGAACATGCAATATGAGTATGTTTGATAAAGTTAGATTAATATTAAAAATGTCTAGTTTTAGACAATCTGATTTTAATGTAAAAGTTTATGCAGTAAATTATAATTTTTTAATGATAGTTGATGGTATGGCAGGTTTAGCATTTGCTGTTTAAAAATAATATATATATATTATTTAATTTAAAAATAAAATGAATAAAAATGTATTATTATTTTGTATGATAATCTGTTATTTATTACCAATTTATTATGTTTATAATAATTATTATTTGAATAATAGTGTATCTAATATTATATGCAATAATAATTGTAAATATTATATTTTATTTTTTATGTTTTTAATGAGTATTCCAACGTTATTATATGAAATAGAAAGAAATGATAAATGTTCTATAATTTTAATCAGTATATTACTGATAGGAATATATGGACTTATTTTAATAGATGAAACAAATATTATCCATTATATTTTTGCTAGTATTGTTTTTATTGTAATATTAACTTTTATGATTAGACATTATTATATTACAAATAATATTATACTATTAGTTTCATTAATTTTACAACTATTTTTATTATTGTTAATAATTATTAACATAAGTAAAAATATATTTTATGGTGAAATTTTTTATATATTAAATTTTGCATTTTATTATTTATATTTACATTGTATTCAATAATTAATTATATTTTTATAAAATTAATTATTTTAACTAAAAGAAATTATAGATTGCTCATCATTAGGAGTAATATCAATATCCAATTCTTTTATTTTCCATAATTCATAAGTATTATTAGGAAGTGGTCTTTTGATAATAAATGGTGTCATTTTATGTTTTAATTCATAAATTGCAATCTCGATTGGACTTTTACCATCAATATTTTTAATTAAAACTTTTGCTCCTACTGAAATTTGTTTAGCTCTAATACCTAAAATTCTAACTATCTCATATTTGGTTAATTTATTTAGTGTTATTCTATCTTCATCAGGAACTCGCTTAGGTATAAGATCTGTATCAACTTCTTCTAAAATATTATCAAATTGATAATAACAATTTTCTAATTCAACATCATCTTTATTATCATCTTTTATATCATCTTCACTTTCTTCATCAGATATAATTTCATCAACTTCAACATCTTCATCATCAGCTTCTACAATGTCATCATCAATTTCTTCATTTTCTTCAGATACAATTGATTCTTTTTCATCATCACTAGTAGCATCTAAAATAGGAACAGGAGTTTTTATTTTTGTTGACATTATTAATTATATTAATATGTGTTTATATAATAATATTATTAATATATAAAAAATTCAAGTTTTTTATTATAAATGAAAAATTATGTACCCCATTGAGTATTGCATTGGCAACAAATATATTTTAAATTATATGTTTTATTATTTCTATAAAATACTGCTTCTTTATTAGTTAATACTTCAGTAGCAGTTTTTTTTGTATTATTAATGCATTTATTATTTGGACACATAAAATCTTTTGTTCTAGGCAAAGTAGGATCCGTACATTTGATAGCTGGATCTTCTTCTATATTTAATTCACTTTTATCTAAATTAATAGAATATAAAACTAAACCTGGTTCTAAAACATATGTTGTTGCGCAATTTGTGCATGAAAAAAAGAATTGAACAGTATTTTTTTGTTGTTTAATAATTTCTTTAAATTTTATTAATATTAAATTTTTAAATTCACCAAAACTAGTTTCTAAATTAGTAAAATTTATATCTTCTAATGTTTCAATATGTGATTTTAAAAGACTTTCACTAAAATTAATAGATAATTGATAATCATTAATTGTTTTCTTTTTTTTTGGATCTATTTCTTGTAATACTATTTTTATTAGTTCTTCTGGTTTATTTAATATTTTAATATTTTCTTGTTGAGCTAATGCAGTATTTTTTGTAATATCTAAACTATCAGAACAATTTTTACAATAGAACATTAATAATATTAATATTATTATATTTAAATATTAAAAATATCAATTTTTATTAACTATACAAAATAATCAGGAATACATTCTGTTTTTACACCTTTTCTCATTTAAAATGCCCATTTTATAAAATATTATTTATAAAATATTATTTATATATATTATATATGAATTTTTCTATTGTAGTTGCTAGATTCAACGAAGATATAGAATGGAGTAAACAATTTTTGAATGTAATTATTTACAACAAAGGAACTCCATTAACGAATGATTTTAATCAAATTTTATTAAATAATGTTGGTAGAGAAGGTCACACATATTATAAACATATTTATGATAATTATGATAATTTAGCTGAATACACTTTTTTTTTACAAGGAAACCCATTTGACCATTCACCAAATATAATATCTAATTTAAATAAATATATTAATAATACAGATTTGAGTATTGATTTTGAGTTTTTAAGCGAAGAAATTTTAGATTGTAATTTAAATGGGTGTAATCGTCATTATGGGTTACCATTAATAAATATTTATGAAAAATTATTTGATGAAAGGAAGGAATATATGGAATTCAAATTTGGTGCTGGTGCCCAATTTATAGTATCAAAAAAAAAAATATTACAAAGACCAAAAGAATTTTACTTAAAAATTGTTGAAATGTTAGAAAATGATATAAGTCCAATTGAAGGGTTTGTTATTGAGAGATTTCATAATTTAATATTTTATTAGATATAATGGGCGTTTGAAATGTAAAAAGGTGTAAAATATATTTAAGGGTGCTTACGAAAGACCATAAAAATATGTTCCAAAAAATAAAACACGAAAAATAAAGAAGAACTATAAATGATTTTTATATGGTTTAGGACTATATAAAAATCGGCGTTTGAAATGTAAAAAGGTCTAAAATTTAATAAATTTGTAAAATAAATTTGTAAAATAAATTTGTAAAATAAATTTGTAAAATAAATTTGTAAAATAAATTTGTAAAATAACTTAAAGAACAAAAAAAGAACTTACTGTTTACTATGTATATAACTAAAAATGGTTTTTTATTTAGAAGATACTGTAAATACAGAAATACAAAATATGACAACACATTTTAAGTTGCGTACATTAATCCAGCGTTTCCTCCAATGAATATTACCATATTTATTCTCTCTTCCATTACATACAAATTATAATTATAATTATAAATTCTCCATGTTGGTTTGTTAATACCAACTATATCACCTGTATCTGGGTCGCATATTGTTAATACTTGAGCATAAGGATCAAGAGGGGGGTCAATTGTTGAAAATTCAAATTGAATTTGAGTAAAACGATTCATATTTATAGCACCAGATGGTTGTAAATCTAAAAGAGAAGTATTTAAACAAAAATTATAAGAATATAAACCCAATGGAGCAAAACCTTCAGTTCTTGTATATTTTTCTATATAATTATAAACACCTGCTGGTTGTAAATTTTCTCTATATTGACCGTCTATCAATATACCCAAATTAAGTAATATCTCTTTCGCATTTTCACCATTATATATACCTGTTACATATAAACCTGTTAATGTTTTATTTGGATTAATTCCTGGACCTATTGTTCCGTTTCCATTTATTGGATATACACCATTTGTAGGTGCTAATACAATATCTGAAGGCAAATAATTATACGGCCAATTAGTATAATTTGTCCATTCATTTCTTAAATTAACATCACTTCTTTGAAAATAAAACAACCAACTTGATACCAAACCTAAAGAATCTAAATCTATTTTATTTGTTCCAGTTACATTATAAAAAATTTTTTCATTTACTTGTTTAAAAATATATTTTTGTTCATTTTTTGCGAATATTCTAGATTCATCATTTGAAAGAAAACAATAAGTACAATTTAAATTAATATCTGAATTCCAAATACATCTTTTATCAATATAAGAATTTAATCCTAAATCAACATCGGGTGGTGTTTGTAAAAATCTATACATTTGCATGTGATATTGATTAAAATTGGGTGCTACGTATGGAAAATTATTTACATAATCTAATGTGTCTCTTATTTGAAATAACTCATTTATAGGACGAAAAGTTATATTTATTTGAAGCTCATTATATTGTAATGCTACTAAAGGGAATGCCATTTGGGTTTTTAAATTAAACCATGCGTTCAAAGGGATGTATAATTGTCTTCCTCTTATAGATGGTTCCGCACCAGCAGGATTATCAGTATAAAATGCGTTAGGATAAGCATTTGTACGATAACCATAATTAACTGGATCATTTAATTCTGGTGTATTACCAATCATTTGATTAAATAAATCTACTTTTTCTTTATTAAAATCTCTTAAAACTAAAGACATTAAATATATTCCAGAAAATTCTTGTAATTTTTGATTTCCACAATTTATAGTTATTAAAGAAATCATTTGAGCACCAAGAAATTCTATCCATTTAAACTCATAAGGTGCCCAATTTGAATAATTTGTTGTCCCATCTGGATTTGTGTACTCTTGCGGTGGTAATATAGGACTCCATATATTTGGTAAAGTAACAGATAAATAACAATCCATTAACAAATCAGCATAACGTGGAATTTTAAATTGAAATGTGGATGTCTCAGTTAATTTTAAAGTTGTACTACCCTCAAAATCAACACGAAATTTTTGAAGTCCAAAATTAGTATATTTTTTATAAGCAGTCTTCCAGAAAGTTTTGCTTGGATTACCATTTAATATAATATTTTGTTGTCCTGTACTAACTAGATTTAATAAACCACCTGCCATTATTAATATATATTATAATAGTTTTTAATTTTATATTATTATTATCTTAAATTTTAAAAAATAATATAATATATTAGATATGTCTATAACAAATTCAAATTCATTAAATAATGCTTTAAATGCGATTCGTAATATGAACGAAGAATTCGCTAATTATACTATTTTAGGATTTACTATTATTATTCTTATTTTGTTTATAGGTTACATTATTTATATTAGAAAACTTGAATCCAAAGAATGTGCATTTATGGATTCTTTATATCCTTCTATTGATGGACATATTAAATCTATTAATCTTGCGGATTCTGATTGTAGCGGAAATTTATATGATTATTACATTAAAACAGCTTACAATGCTTGTAGTGGAGGGTCATACAAAAATGATTTTGTTGATATATGTAATTTAAAAGCTGTTTTAAAACAAGGTGTTAGGTGTCTAGATTTTGAAATTTATAATATTAATAATACTCCTGTTGTATCTACAAGCACAACAGATAGTTATTTTATTAAAGAAACATATAATTATGTAACATTTTCAGATGTCATGAAAATCATTAATAGTTACGCATTTAGTGGCGGAAACGTTCCTAATCCAAATGACCCTTTAATAATACATTTACGAATTAAAAGTACAAACCAAACTATGTATACTAATTTAGCAAATATATTTAAATCATATACAAATATTATGCTTGGGAAAGATTATAGTTATGAAAATTCTGGTCACAATATTGGCAATCAACCTTTAGTAAATTTTATGGGTAAAGTTATTCTCATTGTAGATAAAAATAATAATTCTTATTTAGAAAATAAAGATTTACTTGAATATATTAATTTAACAAGTAACTCCATTTTTATGAGAGGTTATAAATATTATGATGTTAAAAATACACCTGATATTAATGAACTTCAAGAATACAATAAAAAATGTATGACCATTGTTTTTCCTGATAGTGGAATTAATCCACCCAACCCTAGTGGTATTTTATGTAGAGAAACTGGTTGTCAAATGGTAGCTATGCGTTATCAATATGTTGATAATAATTTAGAAGAAAACGCATTATTTTTTGATAATTGTGGTTATGCTTTTTGTTTAAAACCCGCAAGATTAAGATATTCTCTTGTTACTATACCAGACCCAACACCACAAAATCCAGCATATTCTTATGCTACTAGAAATGTTACAACAGATTATTACTCATTTAATTTCTAAATTACAAATTCTAAACTTTAAGGTATAAAAAAATTTTATTGTTATAGTTATAATCTCAATAGTATATAACTATGAAAAATAATACAGTTCGTTGCGATAAAAAATTATCTTTTCAAGAATGTGAATTAGCAATTTTACGTATGCAAGTAGACCAAGCACAAGAAAAAATTGCTAAAAGAGTAGTTTCTTCTGAAGAAATAAAAAAAATTATTAGAATTGTAGAAGATTTTATTAAACGCAAAAATTTAATTTGTTATGGTGGCACTGCTATTAATAATATTTTACCAGAAGATGACAAATTTTATAACAAAGAAGTTGAAATAGCAGATTATGATTTTTTTACTACAGATGGTGTAAAAGATTCTACAGAGTTAGCAGATATATATTATAAAAATGGATATTATGATGTTCAAAGTAAATCAGCTCAACATGAAGGAACATACAAAGTATTTGTTAATTTTATACCTGTAGCTGATATTACAACTTTACCAAAAGATATTTTTTATATTCTTAAAAAACAATCATTACGGGTTGCTGGAATTCATTATGCTCCACCAAATTTTTTACGTATGTCAATGTTTTTGGAATTATCTAGACCCGCAGGAGATACAGACCGATGGGAAAAAGTATCTAAAAGATTAGCTTTACTAAATAAAAATTATCCTATTACTGATTTAAATTGCGAACAAGTTGATTTTCAGAGAGAAATGTCTGACACTTTATTAAAAAATAAAGAATTTTTAATTTATGATAATGTAAGAACTACATTAGTAAATCAAGGTGTCGTTTTTTTTGGAGGATATGCTATTTCACTTTATTCAAAATATATGCCAAAAAATTTACAAAAAAAATTACAAAAAATTGCTGATTTTGATGTTATCGCACATGAACCAGAAACAACAGCAGAAATTGTAGTAGAACGATTAAAAGATATAGGAATTAGTAATACTAAAATTATTTATCACGAGTCTATTGGAGAAATTATTCCAGAACATTATGAAATTAAAGTTGGTAAAGATACTATCGCATTTGTTTATAAACCTATTGCGTGTCATAGTTATAATGTTATAATAATTAATAAACAAAAAGTAAAAATAGCTACTATTGATACTATGCTTAGTTTTTATTTGGCATTTTTATATGCTGATAGACCATATTTTAAGGAATTTACAGATAGAATTTTATGTATGTCTAAATTTTTATATGATGTACAACAAAAAAATAGATTGGAACAAAAAGGTTTGTTAAAAAGATTTAGTATAAATTGTTTTGGTCATCAAATGTCACAAGAAGAAATGCGTTCCGTAAAAGCTCATAAATTTAATGAATTAAAAAATTTACGTGGAACACCCGAATATAATAGATGGTTTTATAATTATAGTCCTTCTGATAAAAAAAAAACTTTTATTAAAAAACAAACAAAAATAAAAAATAGAAAAAATATTAATAGTTTTAATCCTTATAATAAAACACGTAGAAACAAACAAAATATTTATTACAAATAATATTTTATTTACAATAGTCTTACTTTTTTTTATTTTTGTAAAAGTAAAACATCACATAATTTTTAGTCTAAAAACAATAATTTTCAAGTAATTTTTTACAAATATCATGAAATAAATTAGATAAAATTGAAAAAAACATATTTTTTTTATATCCTAATGGCATTAATTTTTCTAAAAAATAAAATGAATAAACTATTTTTATTATAACTATTTCAAATATTTTACGGAATATTAAAACTATTTTATTTTTTATACACCAATCATTTACATAACTACACATTTGTGTTTCTGAACTTTTTATAAAAAAATTATGTATTTCCAATAAACCCGAGAGAACTCTATGAATATTGCTATTTTCATTTTTTATATTTATAATTGATGTTAATTTATCTAATGATAAAAGATTTAAAAATAAGATTTTTCTATCATGTTTTTTATTGAATATGTAAGGATTTAAACCATCCATATATTTTTTTTTATATAAAATATTACCATCTATCATAACAGGTAAATGTACAGACCTTTTTATTGTTTCAAAAATTTGATCTAGGTTTTTGTAAGTATTTTTTACAATCTTTTTACACGTTTTTACATTATTATAAGTAATATATAATTTTTTATATACTTTTTTACATATATCTTTTGGAATTTTTTCACTTAAATAATCATGAATATTAATATCTAAATTATAATTTGATTTTAAATGAATAATTATTTTTTCATATATTGAATTAAATGAATCTAAATTATCAGTATAGTAAAGAAAACCAATTACAGAACCAATACTACAACCAGATATTCTTTCAATTTTTATATAGTTTTTTTTTTCCATTTTTTTTAAAAAATACATAGCTCCTAAAAGATAACTTCCATTAAAAGCTCCACCATCCAACACCAAGTCTATTTTTTGAGGCATTTTTATTTTTGTAATACTATCAGGTAAGTTTTCTATTAATTTATTTATGTATTTTTTTATCATTATTTTATATAATTTTTTTATTTTATCGCAAAAATAAACTTAAATATAATTTTATTATAATTGTATGAATAATAATATTATTTTTTATTGTCTTAATTTTCATCCAAATAGGACTAAAACAATTAAAGAAAGATTTAATAGTTTAAATATTAATTGTAATTTTTATCAAGGAGTTACATTTGATGATCCTAGAATTTCTAATGACATTTGTAACCACGAAAAAAAATGTTGGTCTTGTATGTTTGGTCACCTTGATATGATTTCTAAATTTTTAAATTCAAATAAAGAATTTGGCATTTTTTGTGAAGACGATATTTATATTAATAAAGATTTACCAAATTTACTTCCTACAATATCTAAACATTTCAGAATATTACGTTTGGACGTATTATTATTAGGTTATCTTTTAGAATATAAAATAGAAAATAATACTAATAATACTAATAATAATTTACCTATTATTTTTGAAGATAATGAAAAACAACTGTCTTATCATAAATGCAACACAAATATTTGGGGTACTCAAATGTATATGATGTCTCGTAGTCACGCAGAATATATTTTAAATAAATATACACCAGATTATGCTGTTAAATCAATTCACGATAAAAATATAACATTTTCAGCCGATTGGACTTTAACAAAAGAAGGAAATAATATGCTTTTTTCACCAATAATGGCAATTGAGGATAACACGGTTGAGTATGAAAATAATGAACAACAAATTTTTCATAAAAATTGTTTTAAAACACATTTTAATCCAGAAAAATTTTTACCACCAAATATTTTTACAAATATAAATAATAATATTTTGAAAATACCATCTACTACTTTTACTTCAAAAACAACAACTTTCATAACTTGTTTATTTGATTGTTGTAAAACAAATAATTACAATTTTCAAAATTCTATCCGAACATTATTAATTGAACAACCACTCATAATTTTTTGTGAAGAAAAATATTCAAAAAAATATTATGAATTTAGAAAAACATTGGGTTTTGAAAATATTACAAAAATAATTACAATGAAATTGGAAGATTTTAATTTTTATATATATAGAAATCATATAGAAAATTTTAAAAATATAACATCTACTCCAGAATATTATATTCTTTTATTTTGTCAATTTGAAATGGTTTTAAAATGTATTCAAGATAACATATTTAATACTAGCCATTTTTGTTGGTTAAATATAAGTTTATTGACAGAAACATTCAATAATTCTACTAATTATTTACAACCAAATATTTATGATAAATTGAATGAAATAGCACAAAATCCTAGAGATAAATTTGCTATTCAAATAATAAATTCTTGGAATAAAAATAATTATGAAAATCTTTCAGATTTTTTTAATAAATCTCAATGGTTAGTTTCATCTTTTTTTTATACAATTGATTTAAATACTGGATTATTTATTCTTCCTAAACTCATACAAAAAACAATTGAATTATTAAATATGAATTATTGTCAACACAATGAAACTATTTTTGCTTTTATTATAGATGATTATGAAGATTATTTTAATTTATATATTGGAGACTATCAAGATTCTATTCATAATTATTATATAATTGATAAAAATAATTTATATGTAGAGGATATTATTAATTTAAATATAGAAAAAGGCAATCATAAACGAGTCTATAATATATTAACAGAATATAAAAAATTTTATATATCAAAACATATTGATTTTCCATATCAAAAAATATTAACAAATTTACAAAATAATTATATCAAAAATTTTGTATAATAAGTATCAACTAAAATTTACCAAAATTAATATTCACTTTATTTATTAAATAATACAAAAAACCAAATAAAACACTTGTAAATACAAAACCATTTAAATTTAAATTTCCATCTTTTGAAAAAAGTATTGGTAAATAAGAAAACAAATATCTTTTTAATATTGGTAATTGAAATAAAAAATAAAGAATTGTTAATAAAATAGGTACTTGTATTTCATTATATAATTCATCTAATGAGTTATTTCTATTAACATTTTTATTATAATTATCAATTATGTCTGTAGTCTCATCATAATTTTTAATATAATCTTCGTCATTTTGTAATTTAGGTATATAATTTGGATGAATTTGTGGGTCAACTGTTAAATTATTTGTTATCATTGGTATATCTCTAGATGGTAATTGTGTCTCACCAGAAATAGTCGCTTGTTGTAATCCATTAACAATTTGATTAATAGTAGTTTGATCTAAACTAAAAGCCCCATTATTATGATTATTACCATTATTATCATTACTATTATTTGATTTGTCTTGAACTCCTAAATTTTCAAATGCTGTTATTTTTATATTGTTATCATTTGTTGGACCTGTTGGCAAATCTAATATACTTGTAGAATTTTCCATATTAAATACAAATATTCATTGTATTTAATATTTACGCAAATTAAAAATCTATTATTTTTTTTTCAGTATTACATTTTGATGCTTCAATTTCATATTTATAGCATTTATTATCATATTTATATGTTTTTTTTTTAATTTCATCTAAAGATGCTGAATGAAAAATAACACAGTCTTTTCCTTTACAAATGGTTCTAAATAAAGAAGCTAAACCAAAACCTAATAATATTGACATAATAAATTTTCCATTTTCTGTATGAACAAATTTTCCTAAGTGAAAACCCATTTATATATGTGTGTAATATATATTTTATCATTGAATTGGAATAGAACTTATTAAAGAAACATCTTTTGGACACTCAACTTCTACTTCATGATAAGCAAAACAGTTTTCTGCTTTATCTTTATAAATTATTTTACTAACATTTTCAGGACTGGGATAAATATAAATTGTTTTTATTTCTGGTCCATAAATATAAACAAAAAATAATCCTATAGCAAAACTTATTAAAAATACTGGTAAAGAAATATAATCAAAAATCATTTATTATATATTTAAATACTTTTTAAAATTTAGAAAAAATTTGGTAAATCAAATTTTTCTTTCAATAATCTACTTAAATTATCTAATAACATATTATAATCTTTTACACCATTTTTTGTACTATACAAAGTTAGCATTGTTTTTTTATAAGAAGGTTCTAAACTGTTGAAATAATTATTGTAAAAATCATTTCCAAAATCATAACTACCATCATCTAAAATTTGTGGAGGAATTATTAAATTACTAGGATTTACAAACTCAACTGTTTTTTTATTTTTTTTATTCTCTACATATTTATCCATTGTTTCTTGTAACCATTCTTTATCAGTAAGTAAAACTTCTTTATAATTTTTAGATAATTTACTCCATATATTTTGATAGTCTGAATTTTCCCAAGTAACAGTTTTATCATCATTAAATTTCGGTTTATTTGATTCTAATTCTTCTTCTTGTTCTTGTTGTTCTTTTTGTTCTTCAACACTTTCTTCATCAACAATAATTAATTTTTTACGTTTTTTCATTGTTTTACTTTTGGGAGCTTCTATTTGTCTATATTTTTTAGTTTTACTTTTACTTTTACTTACAACACCAATATCAAATTTTTCAACAGTTGACTCAACAATAAAATTTTCTAATTGTTCAATTCCATATTTTTTTTGAATTAATCTATATACATTTTGTTCAGGAACAAATTCTACAATATTTACAGCATATTTAACTTTTTGTAAATCTTTTAATTTTGAATCTAATTGATTTACATATATTTCTACCGCATTTTTTAGTTGTTGTGTATCATTGGTAGAATTATAATTAGCAATATACTCTTTAATTTGTTCAATTAATATATAAATTTCTTCTTGTAAAATATTTAACTGGTCTTTTTTTGTTTTATTGTCTAATATGTTAAATAATAATTCATAATCTATATTTAATAAATAAGTTATAGTGTCAATATTTTCTTTTATTTTATCAAATCTATTAATAACATCTTGTGAAGATAAGTAACCAAAAAGTAATTTATTTTTATCATCAATAATTTTATTTTTTTGTTCGCTAAGTTCTTTTTCTAAATCATTCACATTGGTCATAATATTATAATACTCACCCAAATTAATCGTAATATTTAAGTCACATGGTTCAGTTAAACTACCACATATTGCTTTTAATTGTCTAACATCCATTTCAGAATTTAATTTTGAAGAAAAAAATGTACCAACTGGTCGTTTGCAGTTTACACATTTAGGTTTTAATTGTTTGTATTCATTTCGTTTTTCATTCCAACTTAACATTTTATTATCAATTATTTTTTTTTTATCTTTTTGTATAGCATTTTCATAAGTTTCTTTTAATTTATAAAAATCATTTATAGCTTCTGTTACTGACATTATATAAATATATTTTTATTATTTATTTGTAAATTACGAAATTTTCAAAAAATTTTATTACAATGTTCAAATTTAGTATGAAGCATCCCAATTTGGTAGTCCTGTTATCAATTCTTGATGAGCTTGTCTTTTTGCTTCTTGAAATTTATTTATTTTTGATAAAATGTATTGTTTTTTTTCTCGTTCCTTTTCTGCTTTTTCAAGTGGCGTTAATTTTCCTTTGTATTTTAACAAAAGTATCAATCCTAAAATTAATATAAATATTATTAGAAGACTCATATTAAATACAAAATTGTTATAGGTTGTTTTAAATATATTACATTGTTTCAGTGTTTCATTTAAAAAATATTTTACACCGTTTTCAACTAATTCTGGTTTTACATAATCTTGATAATCCATAAATTATAACATTAAAATTATAAAATAAATTATACATAATATTATATGGTTGGTTCATATTTAAATATTCTAACTTTTTTATTAACAACATTATTTTATTATTTGGCTCTTAAACCTTCTTTATCTTATAGTCAAATCACAAACGCTGATGAGTATAAAAAATATACTAATAATAATTTTTTATATTTAGGTATTTATTTTTTATTAGTTTTAGTAGTACAGTTTATTGTTAATGCTTCTATAATAACTACAACTTGTGGTGGTAACATTACTGAAAATATAGGTGCTGCTGGAACATTCACATTTTTTCCTTGGACACTATTATTTGGGGTGATAATAGTTATTTTAATTGTTTATCCTGGTTTTAAATCTGCTTTTTCAGATGTTATTGGATATTTTTATGTTGCTGGAGCTGCTAATAAAGTTTTAACTGAATTATTAATAGATAAAGACATACAAGACAAAATAGATGCTGATGGTACAAGTACAAAAGAACAAAAAAAAAATATGCAACTTGCTGCTGATGCTATTATTAAAATATGTGGTAATACATCAATTTTAATAAATCAAATTGTTCCTAATAATTTTGCTCAATATTGGGATATTTTGAAACCATTGATGAAAACCGAGTATCAGACTCCTAGTCCTGTCACTGATAAAAAACGCACAGAGTTATTTGAGTTAGTTGTTACAAGAGATAATGTTGGCGAGGCTATGTGGTTTATTTATACAGGACTTTTGATAACATCAATTGTTCAACTTAAATTAGCAACACGTGGTTGTATTGTAAATTCTAAACAAATGACACAAAATTATCAATCTTATTTAGATAAGGAAGAACAAGCACAAGCAACACAACAACAAGCAACAAGTCAGGTATATACTATTACAAATTAGTTGTATACAATAATGTAAAACAATAGTGTTAGAATATAATTTTTAACTTGATAAAATATAAAATTTATTTTGAATTTTTATATTTTATGAAAACTTCGTAATGAACGGACTTAAGGTGTAAAATAATACAATTAAATAACTTATTATTCCTAAAATTACAGATAATAACCATATTGGTAAAATTGTTTTATTTTTATATCCAACACCAAACTCTCTTATACTTCCGTCTTTGTTATATAAAAAGGCTGGTTTTGTCAAAACTATTATGCCAAATAAAAATAAAAACAAAATAATAGATATTAATGTTATATTTTCTCTTATATATGTTCTATTCATATTATATATATTCACAAATTTTTTAAATTCAGAACCAACAATTTTACGAATCATAATCAGCTAAATCTTCTACTTCATCGCCTTCAAATTCTCCATCTAAATAATCTTCTGTGTATCCAGAAATATCATAAGCTTCCAATTCAATTTCATTTTCTCTCTCTACATCTTCAATAAAATCATTCAAAATAATATCTTTATTTGTTTCATTAAATTCTTGACCTTTTTTCATAGCTTTTCTTTCATAATTCAACATTTGTTCTACAAATTCTCTTTCATCATCATAAGTTTCTTTTACATAAGTTGTCAAACCTTTTTGTAATCCTTTACTCCATACACCTAATTTATTTATTTTAAGAATTGTGTCCGCATTTCTTACTTCATCAGTCATATTTTTAAGTCTATCCGTAATCATATCTTTTTCTTTTTCTTTTAACTTAAAAACTCTATCTAAAACTGCTTCATAAGAAATATCTACTATTTCTTTTTGCTCACTCATTATTTCAAAAAAATTTACCAATAAAGTTGACACTTTTTGTTTTAAATCTTTTTTATTACCTTTTAATAATGTTATATCTGATTCTATCAATGTTCCTAAAGTAATATCATTTTGTGTATTAACTTCTTCCAAATAATCTACAGTAAAAATATCTTGTATTTCTGTATTTTTTATAACTTCTCTTACAATCATATTTTCATCATCTGATAATTTTATATATTCCATTACTATACATAAAAAATAGTATTCATAAAGAAATTTACTTGTTCTTTCATTAAAAATAGGTTCAAGAATTTCATCATTGTTATTTATAGAACTAAAAGATGGTGTATTTTCTGCTAATTCAACTAAATTTTTACACTTTTTTTGAATTTCTTGTAAAATATTAATCAAACCATGATTATCATAAAATAAACGCAATTTTTCATAGTATCCTGAAATAAAGTCTTTAATTTTATTTTCATGATTTCTAGATAAACCTAAATACTTTGGGATATAATTTTCTTTATAATTTACTTTATTCAAAATAATATTTGGAAAAACAAAAACAAAATTTTTTATAAAAGAACGAAAAAAATTTACAAAATTATACAATGAATCATTTGATATTTTTTTATTTTTATTTCTTTCTGAATCTGTTGAAGACCAGTTAGCTAAACTATTAATAAATTTTTTAATATTATTTATTACTTTTTTTGTTAAATCTTTACTTTTATTTCTATTTATAAAATCAATTATATCAAGTTTCATCATGTCAATTTCTTCAATTAAGAAATTATTCAAATCTTTTATTTCTTTTATTTGAGTTGTTGAAGCAATGCTAAATGTATCCATAGAATTCAACAATAGTTCTCGTAAATTACTACTTATAACAGTATCTTTTTTTTCTTCATAAACAACAATTAATTCTAAAAGTTTTCTTAATGAACTTATAAGTGGTCTATCAATGTTAATATTTATAATATTATTTTTTGAAATAATTTGAAATACTCTTAAAAAGTTTGCTAAATTGAATTCACGACCATTTTCTTTTAATTTTTTTATAACTTCACTAGTACTTTCATTTATACCTAATAAATTTTCTGGTTTTTCATTACAATAAGGCAATAAATCTACAGGAATAGGAATAAGACTTCTAAAATGACAAAATTTAATAAACGCAAGATAAATGGTAGATTCACCAAATTCTTTATTAACAGGAGGATAAATATTTTTAGTATTTACATTTGTATATAAAATACTAGATTTTGTATAAGAAATTACATCTTCTATTATATTTGAAAGCTGTTTAACAATTTCATTATATGCTGTAATGTCAGAATTCATATTTTCAAAATAAGAAATTGTTGTATTTCCATTTTTTTCATCACAACAAGAATTTTCTAAAAATAATTCATTATTTATTTTTTTTAGAATTAAATCTTTTGATTTTACTATTTCATAAATTTTTTCTTGTATTCCCAAAGAAAATTGTATTATTTTTGAATAAACAACTAATAATTGTTCTTGTTGTTTATGTGACCCTGATTTTAAATTTTCTAAAAGACTTCTTTTAAATTCAGGTGATATATTTACCAAATTTTTTAGTTTAAAAGGAATTAAAGGTGGTAAAAAATGACTCCAACGCACAACATCATATTCACGAGGCACTTCCTCTATTGGTGTTGTTAATAAATAATCTATCTTTTCATCTATTTTTCGTTTTACATCTGGTAAATTAAGAGCATATTCATCAATACCAGCTTTTATTTTTGACGCAATATCTTCCGCACCTTTTGAACCTTTTAATACATACCAAGGATTCGCATTATTTTTTCTTATTTGATAAGCAATACAAGCTATGTAATTTAAACTTGAAAAATCACCTGATCCATCAAATGGATAACCATTTAATGATTTGACACAACCTGGAAAAGTTTTTCTTGATTTAACAGATGGAATACTAGTTTGTAAAGCAATCAAAAACATTCCAAATGTATAATACAACAGTGACCTATTGTATAAATCTTCGTATTTAGAGATGGTTTTACCTTTATTTGCCATTTCACGAACCCGTTTTTTATAATCTTCTTCTTTAGGCACAGTTGTGGATATTAGCTCTACTACATTATTTATGATAAAAACTTTTTGATAATCAATATTGATACCTATCGCTATTGAAAGTGTATTTATAATATTAGAAATCATTCTTGTTTCTGGTGTTTCCAATTTTAAATCTTTTTCAGATGCTGTTACTAATTTATTACCTAGATCTTCCTCTAAAACAGACCTAGTAGAAACTTTAAATCCTGCTTCATAACCTTCTTCTACATCAAAATCAATAAATTTAATAGTGTAACCAGTATGTATATCTACCCATTTATCACCATCATCACTTTTAACAGCTTTAATATTTTTAATCATAGAGTCAACATAATCATTATAAGTATTAGGATTATTAATAAAATAATTAGCTAGTTCAACTTTGAAAGTAGGTAATAATTCAACATTAGTTTCTTTACAATACAACCAATACTTGGATTCTTGTAATCCTAAAGGACCAATTAAAGTATCTACTGCTGGTCTAGTTACTAATTCGGCAAAACGAATAGTATCATGTTGTTTTTTAACAAAATCTTTTTGACCCAAAATAAGGTCTCTGTATTTCGCAAAAGGAGAGACTATTATAGAACGTTCAAGATCAACTTCACAAGCTAATTTATATTTTTCATTATTATATTTAACTTTTTCTTCATACTGAATCATTGAAATAACAGGAAGTTTTTGTAATAAATATTCAAATTTGACATTTAAAAACTCTTCATATTCTTTTTTTGATTCAAAATATTTATTATCAAATTCATTTATAATATCTTTTAATACGTCTTTTTGTAATTCTAATTTATTTGAATTTAATGTTTCGCAGTAATATATATCAGCATTTTTTTCAGTATTACTAATACATTTTTCTTGTAAGTTACATAAAATATTAGAGTCTGTAGATTTTACAGTTTTATCAAATTCAGAATCAAGCACCCACTTATTATTTTTTCGTAAAAAATATTCTTGAACTTCTTCTCCATTACTTCTGCCTTTATTTAATATCGCATATTGATTATTTAACACTTTTTTATAACCTGAAATCAAAGTGTCTGACATATATTCAGCTTCTTCATCATCTATTTTTAATTTTTTCTTTAATTCATTAATTAAAAAAGACATAAAATCATCTGGTGATTTTGTCATAATTTCTTTTTCATAATCATCAATTAAACCATAATTCGTTTGATCATAAATTTTGTCAAAATAAATTGTTTTATCATTATCTTGTAATAATTCATCCATACTGTAGTACATTTTAGCAAATACATAATTTTTACAAGCTTTTGAAGAATCTTCTTTTTTTAGTTCTTCACTAATTTTATCTCTCTGAACTTCAAATAATGATGTAAATTGTTCTGGATAAGTAAGTGGAATATTTTGTAATGATAAACCAGCAAAATATAATTGCGATTCATCTTTAATTATCAGTTTTCTAAGAATTTCACTGTTATAAAACAAATTGTTTTCATATTCAATATCATAAGTATTAAATACTTTTTCTCTTAAACCATTTTTTGTTTCAAGTATATTTATAATTGGATATGCTAAAAATGGAATAGGTTTGTCAGAATACTTTGTATTTTTTAACACCATAAAAAACGAAGAACGTTCAATATATTTTTTGTTATATTCAGATATTTTTTCATTAATAAAACTGATTATTTCTTTATATTGCATATAAGTCAAATTATCAGAATAAACCATAAATGGTTCTAAATAACTAACAACATCTACAATAGAAAGTTTTCCAATAATATATTTTTTCATTAAATTAAATAATATACGGGTTTTTGGTATTATTTTATCAATAAATTGGTCATAAATTTGTTGTTTTGATAATGTTTTTGTTTGTTCGGGTGTTAAATTTAGCACATAATTTTTGATATTATTTACAAAATTAAGCTCATTAAAATCTATTTCATTAGTAACTTCATCTACAGTAATAGTTTCAACAAATGTGTTTTTTTTCAAAAGTTGCCAATAATTAAGATAAATTTCATTTAGATTAGCTCTTGTTAAAATATTTGTTCCTGGTAGATTAATTTGAGAGAAACGAATAACTGGCTCTGGAAGTGTAATAATAGATTTTAGTGAAATATCATCTGACTCTGTTAAATTTACTCGTATAGCTTCTAAACGATTCCCTTTTAAATTTGTTGCATCTAATTTGGTGAGACCTAAATTATATTTTTGTATTAAAAAACGTTTTGTGTTTAAAGAATTATTACGAAACACAGTAGAATAAAAATCTCCCAGATTATCAATTATTACATTTATATCTGTCATAGTAGGTTTTTCAATAAGTATTTCAGATAACTGTTCCTCATTTAAATTATCAAATGGTGTAAAATATGGATTTAAATCTTTATATAACGCAGAATACTTATTTTGATCATTTGGTAAATTATTTGTTTTATAATTTTCTTGTATATCTTCAATTCTTCCTAGTTCTTCATTTATTTTAATATTAATTATATCAGGATATGTTTCTTCTTCAACTAAATCTTGGTCTATATATGTTTTTTTTATATTTTTAACAATAGGAAGAATCCAAAGTAAATTGGTATTAAATTTATCAAAATAGCTTATAAGCGGACGATAATCTGCTTTATAAATTAATGGACCTTTAACATTTCCATATTCATCAAAAGATGAAAATTTCTCTCTCAATTGTTTAAATCTTTCAATAATTATATGAATATTATTTAATACTCGTGAGGTTCTTTCAGAGTTTGGTACTGTTGAAAGAAGTTCATCCAGTAAATCTGATAATTGTGTTTCAATACTATATCTTTCTGATTTACCATAAATATCAACATATTGAACTATTGGTCCTAACACTTCATTACCAAATTTAATTTCATCCGCTTTTATAATAAATTCTCTAAATTGTGTTTTTACTTGTTCAATAGGATATTTTAATTCAATTTTCTCTCCTTGTATGTTTTTTTCTTTTATTAATTCAGGCAAACCTTTCTCATCTTCTTCAAAAATTTCTAATTCTTCTAATTTATTTCCTAATTCTACTTCCTCAATTTGTTGTTGTGTTGGTTTTTCTCTAATTTCAATTAAATCAATTGGTAAATCTTCAGGAATACCTTTATAATCAAAATTAATGTAAATTGTGTCATTTTCAATTGTTTTTATTTCAATCATATCATTTTCTAAATTAGTTATTTCTCCTGTCATAATTACTGGTAAATCTCCGCCAAAATAAATATTTATCCACTTGTTTGGTAATAAATCATGTTGTCTAGCATATCCAGACTCATCACTTCTACTTTTAATAACAAGTTTTCTAATTGTACCATCACCAATACTTCCATCTTCATCAATTTTCAATTTAACAGATTCAAGAGAATCGGTATTGATTAAAATCATTTTTTTAGAATCAATGTAATCAATAATGAATACTTGTTCATTTAATTTTTCATTTTGTGGATCAAATATTTGTATAATATCTCCTAATTCAAGTTGTAATGTAATTTCATTTTTATTTTCTTGTAAACTTTCATTTGATTCTGGTGATTCTGATTTTATAGACATTTTGTTCTATAAATAAGATAGATTTTTTTATGCTTAAGTAAAAATCTAATAAAATAAAGTTTAAAGACAAATAAATATAATTAAAATATACTATGTTTAATTATGTATTATGTGCTAACTTGGGAAATATTAAAAATTTTAATGATTTACTTTATGATCGCAAACATAATAGTTGTAATATTCTAAAATTAAATAAAGTTGAATGTAGAACAGAAAATAATCAAAATTACAAGATTATCAAATATGATAAAGATTTTTTAACATTTGACCTTGTAAATACTTATGGATTATGTAGATCTATTATCATAAATAGTGATAATAAAGTTATTGGTTTTTCTCCACCTAAATCATTACCAACAGATACATTTATTACAAAATATTCTGATTTAAATAATAATATAATCGCACAAGAATTTATTGAAGGAACAATGATTAATGTATTTTTTGATCCAACAATTGGTTTAAATGGCGGATGGGAAATTGCTACAAGAAATACTATTGGTGCTACATCAACATTTTACAAATCAAAAACTAGTAAATCATTTCGTAGTATGTTTTTGGAAGCAGCAAAAGAATGTAATTTACTTTTTGATAATTTAAATAAAAATATGTGTTATAGTTTTGTTTTACAACATCCTTGTAATCGTATTGTTGTTCCTTTTACAAAACCACAACTATATTTAGTAGCAATATACGTTATTGATAATTCAAATAAAGAAAACATTTTAGTTTATACTTATAGTATTGATGATATTATAAATTTTGACTGGATTGACACAACAATAAAATTTCCTGAAATTTATAATGCTAATACTTACTCTGAATTAATTGAAAAATATGCTTCTATGAATACTAATTACAATATTTTAGGATTTATAATGTATAATAAAATCACTGGAGAAAGAACTAAAGTAAGAAATCCTGTTTATGAGCAAATCAGACAATTGCGAGGCAATCAACCAAAATTACAGTATCAATATTTGTTTTTAAGAAAAGAAGGTAAAGTAAGTGATTTTTTAAAATTTTATCCTGAAAATAAAAAAGAATTTTCTAATTTTAGAGATGAATTACATTTATTTACAAATACATTATATAAAAATTACATTTCTTGTTATATTAAAAAAGAAAAACCATTGAAAGAATTTTCAGAACAATATAGAACACACATGTTTAATATTCATCAAAAATATATTAATGAATTGAGAGAACAAAAATTATATGTTACAAATATGATAGTTATTAATTATGTTAATGAATTACAACCATCTTTACTTATGTATTGTTTGAATTTTCATTTTAGAAAAAGAAATATTGATATTATTGTTAATGATTTTTACACAGAATAAATTGATAATTCTTCTTGATTTTTCGTGTATTGATTTTCTTGGATACATATTTTTATTGTGTGTAAAAATATTTACTAATATATCTTCCACTATCATCTTACTATCTTTGATGAGTTTTCAGTTGTATTATAAATAATGAGAAAATTTATCAATGAAGGCGATGGTGTAAAGTCGATGAAACCAGAGATGATTTCACCGTGACTGTTCATCGGTTGCTGAATGGGATTTTGGACACGTTGTCTATGTGTAGCCAACAATAGGATACCAGTGAATATAAACTCTCTCAAGCTTTTTAATGAAGATAGTAACAACCACATAAAGTAGGAGGAGAAGGAAACCTTAATATTTACATTATATACAATATAATATCAATTTATGTAATCAATTTTACAAATTCTTTTTTCATTTTTACAAAAATTTCTTTAGCATCCTGAATAATTTCCTTGAGATGACCTTTTACTGTAGAAATATCTACAGTATCTTTATATGCTATCCTAATTATGCTTTCACTATCGTGAGGATGATATTTCTTAAAACCACAAAAAGATAATATCTTTGTTCTTTCAAAGAATTTATTATAAATTATAAATTCTAATGTTTTACCAATAGTATAATCTTCATTTACCAAAATAATATCAAATGAATTTTCCATAGTATTTAATGATTTTTTAATAATAAGCTCATCTTTTTCAACTAAATCATCTGTTTCTTGTAATTTGTTGATAATAATATCACACGATTTCTCAAGTAATTGATGATTTGTATAAACACCTACTGTTTGAATAATAAAATCAAAACTATTTTCTGTAGTAATGCGTAATCCATCTAACAGTTTCCAATTTTTTGATTCAAAATCAATCTCATTTGATGTTTTTCCTTCATCTTTCCAAGTTTGTATTTTTTTTTGTAGTTCTATATCCATTTTAATTTGGTCAGGCGTAAAACCATAAGAACAGTTAGAAACAACATTAAACATACCATCATTTTTTGCTATATTTACTGAAAACTCACACGTTAGATGAATCTTTTCACCAATCAAGTCATCAGACAACTTAGGTCGTAATCTAACAAAATCAATAAAATAACCTGTATAACTATCTGGTGGAAATATGTTTCTAGTATCTTTTTCAGATAAATAAGTATTAGTTAGCACATTTTTTATTTTGAAATCTTTTGTTGTAACATATATAGTTGAATCAGTTGTATTTTCTACATTTACTTCAAGAAGATAATTTTTTAGTGGAACATTTTCATAATCAGATATATGAATAGGAATACAACTTAATCGTTGTTTAACAATTTCATTATTTAGACGACAAGTATTTACAATTATGTTACATTTATTTTCTTCATACGGAGTGGTTTTAAAAACCACTGTTGGTATATCAGATAATATTATTCTACGAATCGCATTAGCAATACTTACATTTACTCCACCAAGAGTAAAAGTCATAATCTCACCTTTTGATATATTTTCAACTACAGGATTCATATTCTTTAATAATACTTTATATTTAATATATTATATATTAATCATTTTTTTTATAAATTAGTTAAAAATAAATTTAATAAAACTAATAATAATTTATGAGTACTATTTTATATTATAGCAATTTTTGTGAACATTCACAAAAACTTTTACAAAGAATATCTAAAACTGATTTTACAAAAGAAATACATTTTATATGTATTGACAAAAGACTTAAAGAAGGACAAAAAACATACATTGTTTTAGAAAATGGAAACAAAATTATAATGCCAGAAAATATTACTAGAGTTCCCGCATTACTTTTATTAAATCAAGGTTATAAAATTATATATGGTGAAGAAATTTTACAATATTTTAAACCAAAACAAGAAGTTAAAGTTAGACAAGCTACTCAAAATAATATGGAACCTATGGCTTTTTCATTTGATAATAATGGTTTTGGTGGTATTGTGTCAGACCAATATAGTTTTTTAGATATGGATTCAGAAGCACTTAAAGCACAAGGAAATGGTGGAATGAGACAAATGCATAGTTATGTTGATTTAAATATGAGTAATAAAATGAATATTAATTGCCCAAATGATGAACAAGAATATAAAAATTCAAATAGAATCTCTTCTGAACTAACAATTGAGCAATTACAACAACAGAGAGAAAATGAATTAAAGGGAATTTCTGTAAATAAACCACCAATTTAGATCATTCATTTCGTAATACTAAGATATTACGAAATTTATTATACACAATTTAACTCTTTCACGCCTGACACATTTTTAGTGTTTATTAATATTTATATTATTTTATTACTTATTATGGTAATAAAATAATTATTTAATAAAATAATTATTTAATAAATCGCCAATATTGGCGATTTACACACCTTCAGGCGTGAAAGGGTTAACATTTATTATATAAAAAATTTTATCATTTTTATATATTTAGAGCAATGAACGTTGCACTAATTTGTATCACACAACTCAGATAATTTTGTAAGATTCTGAATATATTTCATAGATTTGCTTTGATTTTCTACACTCATCTGTTTTATTGGTGTTCTTAATCTGTCTATACTTTCCATAATTTTTTCTGAATTTTGACTATTTGTAATATCTAACGAATAATCTTTTTCTAAAAAAAAACTTATATCTCCAGCTTCTATTTTATTTTTATATTTATTTACAATAAATGTTTTCCAAATTTTTACGATCATTTTGGGATTTGCTTTTCTTATGCCTAAAATATAATTTTTAGCTGTTAAAATATCAACATCCTCTGGAAATACTGATTGTATATCACTTACAAATTCTACAAAATGGTCATTAAACGCAGCTAAAATATTTGATGTCATTTTATAATTTTATAAATTGTTGTATTTAAATTAGTTTTTTATTTATAAATAATTGAATTTATAAAAAGTGTTATATATAATATTTTTATATATTATATGGTTAATTCAAGTATTTACAATACTTTTTTCTCTAAAAAAGGAGGAGCAAATAATTTACAAACAAAAAAACTTGTAAATATATTTGCTGAAAAAAAAGAATTATTGGTAGCTACTTTTGCGAATTTGATTGTACAATTAGGTATTACATATTTTGTTATGGAAAAAACGGTTATTGATACAAAAGACAAAACTATTTACATTAAAATGCTTTTATTATTTTTTGTTCAATTAGCTATAATAATTATTTTGTCATTTTATCCAATGCCTAGTGTATTTAAATTTTTTATATTTTGTGTATTTTCTTATATATTTGGCTATATGTTGGCTATTACACAAAATTCTGTTGGAAAGGATATAATAAAATTAGCAATAACAGGAACTATTAGTATTTTTGCTGTTATGATTTCAATTGGAACTATTTTGATTTTGTCTGGTATCAATTTAAGTTTACAATTTGGTTTAATATTATATTATTTATTATTAGGTTTAATTTTAGTAAGATTAGTAACACTTTTTATTGGTTCATCATCCGCATTTATGAAAAGTTTAGCAATTTTCTCTCTATTTTTATTTTCAGGATATATAATTTATGATACAAATGTAATATTACAAAGAAATTATTATGGTGATTTTATAACAGCATCAATTGATTATTATTTGGATATAATAAATATTTTTGTAAATTTAATTTCTTTTGAACAAAATTAAAAATATATTTTAAAAATAGTTCAATTTAAACAAAACATTTTATATTAAGCATATAAATGACTAAAATACCTGAAGAGTTTTGTAAAGTAATGAAAGATTTTATCAAAGATGTGAAAACAACATTTCCAGAATATTCACCTTTAATAAATAAATGGTGGAAAGATTCATCTAGTTTTGATTATATAGAAGAAGAGGAAGAAAGAAATAAAGCAATTGAAAATTCTGAAAAAACAAGTATGAGAATACTTTTTGAGTTTGCTCAAAAAAAATATCCTTCCAATTTTTTTGAAATATTGTATCAAAATAATGATATTTTTAAAGAAAATACTAATGTTGATACAGAGTTTTTACCATATATTCATTTTAAAGATTTATGGCAATTTGATTTAACAGATAAAACTCGTGAAACTATTTGGAAATATCTTCAGTTAATTTTATTTTCAATCATAAATACCATACAAGATAAAAGTGCTTTTGGTGATACTGCTAAATTATTTGAGGCTATTAATGAAACTGATTTTAAAACAAAGCTTGAAGAGACTCTTGATAAAATGCAGGATATTTTTAATATTAGTCAATCAAATGATGAAACTGACATTTCAAATCTAGGAAGTACTTTTAATGTTAATGATTTACCTAATGCTGAAGATTTACATAGTCATATTACAGGTATGTTAGACGGAAAATTAGGTAAATTAGCAAAAGAAATAGCTGAAGAAACTGCTGAAAATTTGAATATGGATATGGATAATGTTAGTGATATGAAAGATGTTTTTAATAAATTGATAAAAAATCCTGGAAAATTGATGGGATTGGTAAAAAATGTAGGAGATAAATTAGAAACAAAAATCAAATCAGGTGAAATTAAAGAAAGTGAATTGATTGCTGAAGCAACAGAAATTATGAATAGAATGAAAAATATGCCTGGTATGGATGGTATTCAAAGTATGTTAAGTAAAATGGGTATGAATGGTAGTTTAGCAAAAGGTGCTAAAATTAATTATGGTGCTATGGAGGCAAAATTAAATCAACAGATGAAAAATGCTAAAACAGCAGAAAGAATGAAAGCAAAGGTTGAGTTAAATAAGTTGATGAAAGAAACACAAGCTAATTTACAAAAAGCTCAAGAAGATATTAAACCTCAAATAACGGAAGAAGAATTAATAGCTATATTTAATACTGGAGATAAACCTGATAAAACTCCTAGAGGAATACAACCACCTAAACAAGGAAAGAAAAAAAATAAGAGTAAAAAATAATATATTCCAAAATATATATTTGGTGTATACATATGGCGTTTAAAATGTAAATTGTGTAATTTTTTGTTACTATTTATGATAACAAATAATTCAAATTAAAATATTAATAAAAAATTTGAACGAATCATGGTTAAGATAATTGATAAAAATTTTAAAAAAGTTGATAATATATAGAATGACAATAGAATTTTGGACCAATGAACCTACCGTAATATTTAATAAAGAGTATATTTTTGAATTATTTCCTACAACAAATATGTGTTATGAACAAAAACTTAACGCAATTACACGACTAATAATTTTAATTACAATTTTAGGATATATTTTAACAAATTCTAAAAAAATATTAGTTGTAGGAGTTTTTACACTAATAATTATTTTTGTTTTATTTAAAATTAGAAAGCAAAAATTTACAAAACAAATGTTAAATGAAGGATTTAGTGTTCAAGGAAATGAAGTTACTGGATTATATGATAAATCTAGTAAAACAATTACAAATCCTGTTACTTTAGAGACTGTAATAAATACTGAATTTCAAGAAGGAAATAAAAAAAATCCATTTAGTAATGTTCTTTTGACTGAAATTACAGATACTCCTGACCGTTTGTCAGCTCCACCTGCTTTTAATCCTCAAGTTGAAGAAAATATTACACAAAATGTAAAGAAATCTGTACAATTTATGAATCCTGATATTAATAATACTAATAAACAATTGTATAGTAGTTTATGGGATAATTTTGAACTTGACCAATCTAATCGTATTTTTTATTCTACCGCAAATACACGGGTTACTAATGACCAAAGTGCTTTTGGACAATATTTATATGGTAACATGCCAAGCTCTAAAGAGAGTAATTCAGCTGGTGCTCTCGCTCGTGTACAGGATTCTTATCGCTATACTGACCCATAAATGGTGTATAACATTTTATGAAATATTATTGTAAAAATGTTATTTTGAAACTTACACAGAATTTTTATTCAATAAATTTAGAAACACAAAAACATAGTAATTTAATTATTTTTAAAATTATTTTAAAAATAATGTTTTATATATATAAAATGGCAAATGTTTATTCTTATACATTTAATAATCCCGAAAGAATCGGTTTGGACCAATGTTGTCAATCACAATCTGATGTTCAAAATGTTGAAGCTTGTAATTATATGACTCAAAATTATTACGCAAGTGATTGTTCCATGAAAGTTCCTCAACAAATAGCATTTACTCAACCTGGAGTTATGTTAAATGGTGGTTATGGTTCTTCTTCTTGTGGGTCAAATATTGATGAGTCATCTAAGCTTTTAATTGGAACAATTCAAACACATCCAAGATGTCGTATTAGTTTATTTCAACGACCATTCGCAACTGTTCCTTTTTTAGGTCGTGGTTCAGTAAATCCTGTTGTAGAAGCACAAATTCAACAAGGTGAAACAATTGTTAATAAAAAAAGTATTAATCCTTTAAGTGAAAAGAGTTATGCCAAGTATCATACAACTCCTCTTTTACCTAGTGTCAAAGACACATTAACTAATCCTGCTAATTGTGTTGAAAGTTGTGCTCAAGAAGGATGGATACGAGGAGGAGTTCCTTCTCGTGAATTGACTCGTGACACTGATTATTTTACGAAGCATACTACCTTTCAATATGTTTAACTTACTTTACACTGTTGATGATTTACAACGGTATGTAATTGTTTTTTGGACCATAAATAACACGAGATTCTATGCTTTTACTATTCATAACGTTTTTTACACTTTCGGGACATGGTATAAATCCATTAGGATTATATGTATAATGATTATATTGTCCAAGTGTCAAATAACAAGGAAAACAATTTTGAACAGTACAAACAGTAGCTAACCTATTTTTAGCTCTTCGGTTAGATATGCTTGAAGCACCAACACCTCCAGTTCCAGGTTTATATTTATTATATAAATAAGTATGATTATTACAATAAACATTTCCTCCTGGATTCATTATAGTACTTCTTCTAGCACTTACACCAACATTTTTTTTGAATAAAAAACCAGGAAAACCTATATTTTTTCCATACCAAAATTGTCCATTTGAATTACTACTACTTCCAAATCTAACCATTTATATATAATAACTATATAAATAATTTTGAATTTAATTCCTAAATATATTTTTACTGCGTTTTATACGTGTAAAATAAAAATATATTTATATGAGTAAATGAATTATAATACAACATATATATGTACATATTTTGATTTTTTTGAAATATTAAAAACAAATAATCCTGAATTACATAAATGTAAAATTGACGAAATAGAATATATAAATAATATTAGTTACAGAAATGATATTTTAAATATTTTTGAATTAGATAAGTTTGATGAAACTAAAATTAATGAATATATAACAAAATTATTTGAAACTATTGGAACTAATGAAATAATTAAAAATTGTTGTAAAATTTTAGCCGCACAATTTTTATGTGAAGATTTGTTATTAGGATTTATAATATTATTTTCATACGATTATTTATATTTAACTCATAAATGTATTTGTGATATTTTGATTAATACAACATTTTCTGAAGATAATCTAAAAAAATTACAAAATATTGTAACTTTCAATAATTAAAATATCCTTTCTATTATATATGGCTTCTACACGCAGTAAAAATACTATTGGTAATTATTGTTTAGAACAAAATGAATATAAACAAGCACAAGTTTATACTTTATATCCTAACTCACAGTATGGTGTTGCTTACAATACACAATTACCAGGTCTAGGATTATTACCCGCACAAATGCCTGGTAATCAATTATCAAATAATGCACTAGATATTGAATCTTTTTTATTTGGAATTAATTCTACTAACTTGGTAAATCCTGCTCCCACATTTTATCCTCAACTAAAACCTTTGTGTTCAACAAATATTTTTAAAAAAAGACATACATATATACCCGAACCTTTAGTAATTGAAAAAAATCAAAGACCTTTTACTCTTGATAATTAATTCTAATTTAATGTAAACATTTTATTTAGTTCATACTAAATAAAAAATATTAATTTAATATTTATTATTAAAATATTTTTATTTTTATATAAATGAGTAACATCAACGCAAATAATATAAATAGTGAAAACGCTACTATAATAAATTTAAATGTACAATACATAAATGGTAAGCAAGTAAATTCATTAACTTTTAATAATAATTGTGGTTATTATGTTCCTTGTTCTAGTTGTGACTATTCTGGACCAGATGTGTGTGATTGTGGCATACAATGTGATTTTGTTTCAGATGTATGTGATTGTTACGTACCTCCAAATAATAATGGTAGTACAGGGAACACTGGACCGATTGGACCAACTGGTTTTACAGGACCAACAGGACCGCAAGGATTAAATGGGACTGCTACAAATACTGGTGCTACTGGTTTCACAGGATCAACAGGTGATAAAGGTGATAAAGGTGATAAAGGTGATACTGGTTTCACAGGACCAACTGGTGATATAGGACCAACTGGTTTTACAGGACCAACAGGTCCGCAAGGATTAAATGGAACTGCTACAAATACTGGTGCTACTGGTGATACAGGTCCAACAGGTGATACTGGTTTTACAGGACCAACAGGTGATACTGGA